ACTCAAGATACAATTGAATTAGCAGATGTCACAGGTTTTCCAACTTCAGGATACATTATGATTTCTTCTCCAGATACTGATTCAACTTCTTCGACTTATGGGGTTATCCAAAATGAAGTTATTCAATATACGGGTATATCTACAAAAACTTTAACGGGTTGTACTCGAGGAACGAATGTTCCTTACCGAGGAGTTACACCTCCTAATACGACAGCAGTTAGTCATGGTGCTTTAGCTACATGTTATGGATCTTTTAAAATTGCTTCTAGAATATCAACTACACCTACTTATGCTGGGACAGGTAGTGTTACTGAGTATAATAGCTTTACGTTGACTTTACCATCAGCAGCCAGTACAACAGATAGTGGAGGCGGATTTAATTGTGTGATAAGCCCGCTAAACAATTTTACTAGAATATGATAAGAAAAATAAAAATTTTAATAAGTAAACTTCTAAAGAAAAGACACTGTTGGATTCATGAGTGTTATACTCTCAGTTGCCAAGATTGTAAGGAGATAAGGAGATAGGATAATGTCAGGAATAAGCGCAACAACATTAAAAACAATGATTAAGGATTACACCGAAGTAGGTGATACGGTTCTTACAAGTGATATTTTAGAAAACATTATTTTAAATGCTCAACAAAGAATTATGTACGATGTGCCGATTGACGCAGATCGTAAACAACAAAGTGCATCTTTAATTGTAGGACAACAAACTTATAATTGTCCTGCTGGATGTTTATTTATTAGAGGAATTCAAGTTTATACCGCAACCGATGGAACTATTACTGGGGATAACACATGGCTCTTGAAAAGAGATCAGACATTTTTAAATGAATATAAACCCGATAACACTTCTAAAGGCACTCCTAAATACTATGCCATGTTCGGAGGAGCAACAGGCCTCTCAGATACGACATCTGGCCGTTTTATGGTGGCTCCTACGCCTTCAGCTACTTTTTCATTTCAAATTCACTATAATATAGTACAATCGATATTAGAGGGATCAGGTACTAATTTTATTAGTTTAAACTTCCCGCAAGGGCTATTATATTGTTGTTTAGCTGAAACATATGGCTTTTTAAAAGGGCCAATGGATATGTTGACACTTTATGAAAACAAGTATAAACAGGAGATAGAGAAATTTGCAGCAATGCAAATAGGACGTAGACGAAGAGACGATTACACGGATGGAACAGTTCGTATACCAATCGAATCTCCGCCTCAATAAATTAGGAGTAAATTATGGCAAATACATCAGCAGTGTGTACAAGTTTTAAAGTAGAACTTTTAAAAGGTGAACATAATTTCACCGCTTCTACTGGTGATACATTCAAAATTGCAATGTATACAAGTTCAGCAACTCTCGGAGCATCAACAACAGATTATGCAACGGGTAATGAAATTACAAATACATCAGGAACAGCTTATACAGCTGGAGGAAAAACGCTTACAAGCGTTACTCCAACTTCAAGCGGAACTACAGCGTATTGTGATTTTTCTGATGTATCATGGACGAGTGCTTCATTTACCGCTAATGCATGTTTAATTTACAACACTACAACTGGTACAGGGAGTGGAACAACTGATGCAGTTTGTGCAGTTGCATTTGGTGGAGATAAAACAGTTTCTAGCGGAACTTTCACAATTCAATTTCCAACAGCCGACGCTTCGGATGCTATCCTAAGAATAGCGTAAGGAGGACTTCCTTATGTCTACTACTTCAGGATGGGGTCGTTTAGACTGGAACCAAGGCTACTGGGGTAATGCTACCCGAGTCTGGTCTGGCTGGGGTGCCAAATCATGGAATGATGGTGCTTGGGGCACGATGGCGGATGAAACCGTCGAACTTACTGCTCCAGATTCTATGTCCGCGCTTAGTGGTCCAAATGCATGGGGATATAATGCATGGGGTCATGGAGCATGGGAATCTTATACTATTAATTACGCAATTGGAGAAGTTCCCACCGGAGTTTCAGCAACAGCTTCTGTTGGAAGCCCTAATATTAATTATTCATCTACACAAATCCCAACTGGGGTAAGCGCTACTGCTTCACTAGGATCTTTATCAATTAATAATGGTGCTGATCATGTTCAAGGATTAAGCGGACAGTCTGCAACTGCTTCTGTTGGTTCACTTGGTTTTGCATGGATTGAGTTTCCCACAGGAGTTTCAGCAACTACATCTGTAGGATCTATTACAGTTGCTTCTGTTGAATTAATTGATGTTACGGGAGTTTCTGCGACAGCAAGTGTTGGATCAATTTCTCCAACAGAAATGGCTGTTGGATTATCTGGTGTTTCTTCAACTGCAAGTGTGGGATCAATTTCTCCAACTGCGATGGTTATGGGACTTACTGGAGTCTCTGCGACAGCTTCTGTAGCTGATTTAACCACTGCTAGTGGAGGTGGAATAATCGCCTTTTCCGATATTGACACGGGTTCTAATTTATCGTATTCAAGTGTTGCAACCGGTTCAAATGTCACGTATAGTGATGTTGATACACCATAAGGAAAAAAATAAATGGCTTCGACATATAATAATTTAGGTATCGAATTACAGGCAACAGGTGAAAATGCCGGTACATGGGGTACAAAAACTAATACCAATTTAGATTTAATTGCTGAAACATGGGGCTATATATCTATTGATGTGGCATCAGCTGATGTTACACTTGCTATGTCAAGTGGATCAAGCTCCAACGCAAGAAATTATATTTTAGAATTTACAGGAACTTTAGCAGGTAATAGAGTTGTTAACGTTCCAGCACAAGCAGGTTCACCAGCAGCTAATATCGAAAAAGGTTATTTAGTTGTTGATAAAACAAATAGAAGTGGATCTAGTTATTCATTAACTTTTAAAGTTACTTCTCAAACAGGAGTAGTTTTAAGAGCTCTTCCTCAAAATAAATCAAGCGCACCAGTAACAACTTTCTGTTATCACAACGGAACAGATATTATTGATGCATCAAAAGATGTTGCTATGAGTTTTACGGATGGTCAATATATTGCTGATAGTAATGCGAATGAATTAATAACTTTTGGTGTCGCGAGTTCCGCGGTCAATGAAATTAAAATAACGAATGCCGCAACTGGAACAGCAGGTCCAATTATTGCAGCAAATGGAGAAACTAATGTTAATCTTCAATTAAAACCTGCTGGCAGTGGAGTTATTACGGTAGGTACATCTTCCGCCAATGCTACAGTTACTTCTAAAGGTGCTCACGATTTAATTTTATCTACAAACGAAGGTTCAAGTTCAGGAACTATTACAATAACAGATGCAGCTAATGGAGATATTTCAATTGCTCCAAATGGAACAGGGGTAGCTAAAGCTACAGACGCTGGTGATAATAGCAGCGCAATTAAAATTGCTGGTAAAGAAACAATGTGGGTTCCAGCTTCTGCTATGTATGGAGCAACAACTAATGGAGCTGATGCACAACAAGTAGAAACAACAGCAACAAGACCTGATATGAAAGTTTTAGATTTTGATGCAAGTACAGCTGAATATGCACAATTTTCAGTTGGTTTTCCTAAATCTTGGAATGCAGGCACAGTAACATATCAAGTTTATTGGACACCTGGTAGTACGAACACAGGAAACTGTATTTTTGGAGTACAAGGAGTATCTTGTGGGGATAGTGATACTATCGACGTTGCTTATGGAACTGCTGTTGAAGTTACAGACGCTGGAATAGGAACAGTAGAAGATCAACAAATTACTTCTGAAAGTAGTGCAGTAACAATTTCAAATGCTGGTGACGGCGAACAAACATATTTTCAACTATATAGAGATGCAGCTGATGGTAGTGATACTTTTAGTGCGGACGCAAGAGTATTAGGGTTAAGATTATTCTTCACTACAGACTTGGCTAACGACGCTTAGGAGTAGACATGGAAGATTTTGAAAACCCTTTTGGAATAACTTCACCAAGACGCAATCGAAAAAATAAAAAACCAAAAACAAAAAGTTTTGGTTATCAAGTCTTAGGATTTGGTGCTGGTGGTGTTGCTGCTAAATTCATAGTGGCTACAGGTGGAAATACTGTTACTACTTGTGGAAATTATAAAATTCATAAATTTACAGGCCCCGGTACTTTTACCGTTTGC